TATCATCCTCTTTCTTTTTCAATGAATAACCACCTGTTGGTAATTCTTCCCATAGTATTGTATCACCTGTATCCCAACCAACTTGATCTAACGAGCCAGGTGGAAATTCTATGAATAGTTCTTTAGTCTTGCCGTTCTCTTGAACTTTTACTATCCAACTATTCTGTGACATTTGTTTATATTCCATTTTATAACCTTTGTAAAAAGTAAGCAGTTTATCTTCATACTTAGGAAGTATATCCTAGTTAAACCGTTTTGGTCTAGGACGATATGTGCCACGATTTGCATTTTCAGCAAGTCGCTTACTTAGATCTTGATCACGCTTTACAAGTTCTGCGTTATCAAACTCTAGTGCCTTCACACGAGCATTACTCTCATCAAGTTTTGCACGATAGAAGTCTCGTTCCCTAATCAGCTCTTCCTGTGTCATCAGAAAGTCTCCTTAATCAGTCTGAGAAGTTGCGTTTTGCATTTCTGTTCATCGTAGTTCAAAAATGCAGCGTATTTGACGATTAACCGTCTTTGGTCTGGCCATACTAGATCATCTTTTAATTCCTTATCCCATCGTTTCACATAGTTCAGTAATCCTTGTAAGATTACCATCGTTTCCAAACTAATTCGTTTAGCGAGGAAGTTCTTTAATAATACAGGATGTTGCCCCTTTTGTAAAGAGAAAATTTCATCAAAATGTGATATTTGTGAAAATAATAATGACATATCTGTGATAAAGTTATACGTCAGAGATTGTTTGTTCTTAGACCATTCTAAGTAATTTTCTTCTTTAAAATCACCTAACCACCCCTTTGGTGATTTGGCAAAGTTTGCAACAAAGTAATCTAACGTCTTATCATCATACTTTCTTGCAACACGAGCAAAGAAATATCTATCCTTTCTTTTTAAGAATGATGCCTTTGATGCACGAGTTTTACCACCATATTGTGTGTAGTCATATTCACTAGTAAAGTGCAACTTGAGACCAAGATACATTTGGTAAGCTTCCCATGCCTCCATTGGAAACTCCTTAAATTGGTAGGGTTGCTACTCTTGGCAAGAAGTTAAGTTCTCTTGCATCAGCTTCTAGTTTTTCTTTGAGAGGTTTTGAAATGAGAGGAGCAACTGCATCTGGCTCCATCTGGTTTTTTGCACAGTAATCCAATACTGCATCCATATAGGTTGTGTTTCCTTGTCCTTGTTTTACGATATCTTCAATCGCAATTGCAAATTTCTTTGGTGTCATCACTGCTAGTTCTTCTAGATTCATTATATACTCCTGTTAAGTGATGGGGGGAAGCGAAAGGAATATTCTTCCCCCCATCTTATTGAGCAGAGCCAGTGTATAAGTGCTGGGTGCAAGTTTGGCATTAGTCCTTTTTAGTTATAAACTTGTAAAGTTCTTCTGCCTTTTCCATGATTTCTTGAGGTTGATACATTTTTGGTGTATACTTTTCAAAAACTTCTATGAGATCTTTTTGTTGAGTTTTTGCTTGTTCTAGCATTTCAAACATTTGTGTTTGTGCTGTGTCATACTGACGATCAAGCATATCTTTGGCGAGAGCCAATGTGTCGAACCGTAGTTCAAATGGGTTTTTACTATTAGACATAATATTCTCCTTTGTGTCTGTGTTGTGTGTTGTGGACTAACCGTTGATCCACACGGATGTATTAAGGCATCACCCTTCAATAAACTATCTTCGCAACCACAGTAGTTTAAGAAGTTTATTGCGTTTGTGTTCTTGTATCAATCTTCGATACGTCCACATCTGCCAAAGTTCCATACCACTCTCCTTTTTACAGTTGAGTGCGTTCCTTCTGCATTATGCATACTTCCGTCCTCTACTGAGGATGAACGTGGTAGGTTATTCTGTTACTAGGAAACCTACCGAAACCCTATCCGATTATGCTGCTAGAGCAAAATCTTGAGGTGCAAAGTTATCGTTTGCAGTTACTTTTTTTGGACTATTAGGCATCCATCCCACAGTTCTACTCTTACCTATCCCCATCAGTCGATCCTATTTCGCCCCCATCATAATTACTCGATTTACCAACACCAGATAGATATCTTATTGGTGTCTTTTCTTGTATCTTAAACAGTTTTATAAAAAACTCTGTTAGTCTATCAAACATATTGTCCTCAAGTAATTATGGTGGAGGCGGTGGGTATCGCACCCACGTCCTGCCTAAGTGTTGAATTGTATCAACAAACTGTATTTTATTTATACCACTTTGACCTTTTAAAGTCAAGAGTTAAATAGCTTTATCTTGTATCACTGGGCCGAAATTTCCACCACTTGATACTATGCATCCAATTTCATCACCACCAATGAATAGAGTGAATATTAAACTGTATGCATAACTTTCTGGATTCACAAAAATATACATTCCATGTCTTGCGAAATCCAATTGTCGAGTTTCTAAATTAAGAAGTCTAGAAACTCCTATACCAGAAGCAATTGGAATCTCATCATGTTTTTCTCTTAATTCGTTTCTCAACTCTTCAAAAGATTTACATGGAAAGTTTCCAGTTATAGCTAACTCTGGTTCTTGAGCATTAACTGCTAGAGGCAAACCCAGCATCAGAATTAGTAGTAGTAGCCCCAATTTGTTCGTCATTTTCTCTTTCCCATTCAGAGACGAATTGCTCCACCGTCTCTACGAGAAGAGGAAGATATTCGTGTTTCTTTTTAACGAACTCTTGAACCTCCCCATCTTCTGTTACACAAAGAATGACAATCTGTTCGATTGGAGTTCCAGTTCGTTCTTCAAACATTTCTGCATAAGCAGATGCCTGAATGTAGTAGTCCAGATTGTAATCGTCATTTCGTGATGAACGAGATGTTTTAAAGTCAATGATAGAGGGAACTCCATCATATTCTGCGATACAGTCTACACGACCTGCTACCTTATATTTATCACTCCACAACCCACATTCTTGTGCGTAGATGTTATTTACTTTTTCTGTAAGGATAGGTTTTAGTTGTTGAAACAAACAGAATGGAAGAAACTCACGGTTATCCTTTTCCACTTCATGATTGTTCAAAAAGTCTTCCACCATCTTGTGAACCTTAGTTCCACGATGTGCAGCAGTGCGAGCAATGTAATTTGCAACATCCTCACCTACACGTTTACGCCATTCTGCAAGTCCTTCTTTCTTACGAACAGAAAGAACTGTAGTAATGGATGGAAAGATTCCACCGTCTGGTGTTAAATAGAAACGCTTACGATTAACGTTCTTAGTCTTTACTTCTGGGATATCTACCCCGATATGATTAAACATAGTTTTCACCTTTTGATATTTTCATGTTGTATTATAACTAGTTTATAACGTTATGTCAATAGATTTTAACCTTGACCACGATATTTTTTATATGAACGTTTTGATGATTTGTTCATACTACTCATCTTAGGTCTCCCACGTCCAATAGAGGTTCTCTTTGGAATTCTCTCATGAACAGAAACCTGTGGAGCATATTTTGCCATTAACCGACTCCCATTTTAATTTTGTTAATTAGATAGTTCTTTACAAAACCAGAACGAACAATATCACCAATGTTGAATTCAATATTTTCAAACTCATTCATTGCTTCTAGGATTTTCATGAAGGTTACGATACCTTCCTTTTCGTATTGTTTTTGTAAATCGGTTTGCATCACATCACCACAGAATATGATTTTAGAATCTTGTCCAACACGAGTTGTTATCGAATCAAGTTCATGGAAGTTCAAGTTTTGACATTCATCTACAATAATGATTGCATTGTCTAGTGTGATACCACGCAAGAAAGATGTAGTCAAAAAGAACAAACTACCTTGGTTCTTTAGACGGTCATACAGATTTGCGAATGCAGTTTCGTTTGGTTGTTCAAACATAAACTTAACCATGTTCTGATATGGAACTTGGAACAATGCTGTCTTGTCCTCTTCATCGCCAGGCAAGAACCCAATCTCACGAGTTGGAACTGCACTACGAACTAGATAGACAGTATCATATGGTGTTCGGTTATCCAACACTTCTTGCATTGCAAGATACAGAGAAATAAATGTTTTACCTGTTCCTGCTGCACCATAAAGGAAAAGGTTCTTTCCTTTTTTATAGGCATCAAATGCTCTCTTCTGGTTTTCAGTGATTGGTTTCACTGATACCATATTGTCAATTCTAATATCTTTTGCTTTTGCCATTATTCACTTTTCCATTTTTTTCTGTGTTTATTAATTACTTCTTGTGTTTTAATTTCTTTAATTGATTTCTTACCATACCTTTGTGCAAGGGGACTATCTGGGTGTGCCTCAGATGCCTTTGCAAAGACTTCATCTAGTCCACCGCCAGGCTTTACTCCACCAGAACCAATTCCACTGACCACCATTGGGGCACCAGTAATAAGTTGTTTCATATGTGGATTGTCTTTTACGAATTCATCTCTTTCTGCAATTCGCATTGTTATTTCGTGAATGTCACCAGTATTGGTGTCTTCAAATGTGTAATTAGGCATTATCTTCCTTTTTTATGTATTTATTTTTGTCTTTGGAAACCATAAGACAATCATATTGTATTGCCGCAATCATATTATCAATTGCCTCATTTGGTGATTTGTTAATGCCATATTTCATTTCTCTGAGCATATCTGACATCTTCTTAATACTATCTATCTTGTCACAAAAGTCACTTATTTTATGTAACATATGAAGTCTCCATCCAATTCGGAACATTTCTATTCGTCCATCTTGCAAACTCTACTTTATATTTATTGTAATAATTTTTATATGCCTGTAGAGAATCTCCATCAACCTTTACGTCATCAGGCATTGCCTGTGGGGGTTGAGTTTTATATCCTACCTCAATATTCATTGGAGGTGTTACGAGAACATCTCTCAATTTCCTATCAGTCTCATGCACCTTACCGTAACGATGAGTATATTCATCACACAGTGCAGTAAACAAACAATATAACCAGTTGTAGTTGTTGTTACTTTGTCTTGCCCAAATCGCTGATGGATGATTGATATGGGATGCTTTATATAGTATGTCTTCCATATTACTATTCAGTTTCCATCGTTTGATTTTACGTCCATTCTTAGTGAGTCCATAATACATCTCACCATCCAATACACGATGTGCAGTGGACATGAGTTGTGCATACTCAATAATCATTTTGACAACATGTTTGTCACAGTGCATCTTTGCAGCAGTAACAGGGTCTCTGTCTAAGTAAAATACATTCATCGTTTCTCCCATCTATAGAAGATATGGTCTTCTATTTCTATGGTCTTTGTTTTTGTTGCAGCCCATGCTGGTCTTACATAATCTGCATGATAGTGTGTTGCACCATCAGTGATATCGTATACAGTAATACTACCATAAACAATCTCATACATCAAGTCATAAATCTTTTGAAATGTAATTAAATCTTTTGGTTCATCAGATTTACCATCACAATACCAACTAAACTGACACTTATTACGAACTGGAATCATTTCACCAGTTCCCTTCCATGAGGGACGAGCAGGCCCTTCATAAACAACTCCACAGATTGTGTCTGGAAACCGTTCATCTGCCACACGATTCAATGTTACTGAAACAACAGCAAGTTGCCCTGCTGTCCCTTGATTTCTTGATTCATGATAGACATTTTGTGCCAAACACATAGTCTCCATTGCCAAGAATTCTTCCCTTTGTCCAGCATTCAAGTCCAATGTATCTACTGGTAGATAAGGACTTGTTGCAAGATGTAATGATACTATCAGTTCCTTAAGCATTAAAATGGAATCCCATTATTGATTGCATTTACTTCTGCACGATACTCTGCCTCTGCTTGACGCATATCGTATTCACCATCAGCACCGTTTAAAACCTCTTCGGCATACTCACCGAAAGAGATACCAAACTTCTCTTTTGCCTTAGCAATAATTACTGGAGAACTCTCTGTCAATTGACCATCATTATCATAGAAGTCATAAACAAAATTCTCAACATCCATTAGCATAGATTTCACTTGTCCCATTATATACCTCTTTCTTCAAACATTGATTGAATTAGATTGTCAATAATTTCATCAACAATCGTTTGCCCAGAAAGTTTGTGTTTGTCAATAGCATTCTGGAATTCCTCAACAGTCATGGACATAACTTCGTCCATGATGTTTTCCTTAACGATATCGTTTACTGCATGACTCATAATATACCTTTCTTTCTAGTTAAATAGGTTTGAATCCCATTGGAGCAACTTTATACTTAACTGTTCCAATCAACATTTGGTCACCCACTGAAGTAGAACGCAAACCATATTCCTTACCATCTGATACAGGAAGTGGTGCCATTACGGTTACATCAGAAGAATAGTCTGGATTAACAAATGTCTCACCTTCCCACTCAAAAGTCTCACCCTTACTCCATGAACCTTCAATGTTGTTAGTTCGTTTGTATGCATATTCCAAAGCAGTCATCACTGGCATGTCATCGGGAACGTTCACAAACGCAACTGTTCGTGG